AGAAGGTCTTATCCTGAACTTGTAAACATGAATGGTACTCTAAAATACTTAACTGGAGATGATGCATATAATTATGCAGAAGATACTGGAGAGTATATACAATTCCCTACAGCTGAACAAGCTAATTACTTTAGCCAAAATTATAAGAAAAGTAATTATGTAAAAGTGGGTAAACAACCATTAGAAAAGAAACACGGTATTAAAGTAACTTATAAAAAATAAAGATATGTATTATCAACAAGAAAGAGATGCGTTGCTTAGAGCTCAAGAAGGTATAGTAACGCCTCCAGAAATTACTGGTATGAATTTTAAAAAGCCTTTGGCTTTTGGTATGCCTGCTAGTAAAACTATTCCATTAGGTTTTAATCTTGGTTTAAACCAGGATGATTTGTATAACTTAAGATATAATGTTTCTGCTAGGGGTCAAAGTGGTGATGATAAGTTTTCAATAGTTGATCCTCGTCACCAACTTTCTCTATCTCTTTTAGATGGTATGATTGGTAAAGGAAGAAATTTAAATATAACAGGAGTTAAAAGTAGAAACTCTTTAGATTTAGGTTTAACAGGATCTACTCCTTTACTTGGTGGAAATCTTTCTGTATCTGGAAACTATAATTATACAAATCCAAATAACTCTTCAGATATGGATGAAGACAGAGCTGCTAATTTTATGAGAGTACCTCAAAGTCAGAATAGATCAAACTTTGGAGTTAACGCTCAGTGGCAGGGTAAACTTGGTAAAAAAGGACCTAATACAAAAATAGGTTTTAGTGTTGGTAATTCTGGAAATGTACAAATGAAAAATGGTGGTTATATGCAACAAGGTGGTCAACAGGATCAAATTATTCAAATTATTCAAGCTTATGCTCAGATGAATCAGATTGATCCTAAGCAGTTGTTAGAGCAGTTTACTCAGATGGCTCCTGAACAACAGAAGGAAGCTATTATGCAAATGGCTCAAAGTATTCAACAAGGTGCTTCTCAGCAACAATCTGATATGGCTCAAGCTGCTATGGCTTACGGTGGATATACAACAGGTATCTTTGCAGGTGGTGGAGAAATGATCCGTAGAGCTGATGGCTCTTATTCCAAAAGAGGATTATGGGATAACATCCGTGCTAACAAAGGATCTGGTAAGAAACCTACTAAGCAAATGTTAGAACAAGAGAAGGAAATTCGTAAGCAAGAAGCAGCTTACGGTGGTGTGTTTAGAAACGGTGGTACTAACAACGCTGGGTTTGATGCATTACCTGACTACGTACAAGCTAAGATTTTAAGCAATATGGGTTATGGTGGTTACTACGATCCAATGCAATTGATGGATCAAGGTGGTGAACCAAATGGTAGCATGGCTTTAGGACAAATGTCTTCAGTTGCGGATAAAATGTCTAAGCTTCGTGAGTTTATTTCTCCAGAACAAAACTTAGATCCATGGATTGCATCTAAGCTAGCTGTTATGGATCACTCAGCTGATGCTATTGCTGACTATATGATGTACAATCCTGAAGCTCAAGGTGAAGAGATGGAAATGGAAGAAGAAATGAGAAGAGGTGGTTCTACATTTAGTGGTAATGCTTGGTATAGAAATGGTGGTATTAATATAGACCCTGCTAAGAGAGGAACATTTAAAGCTCAAGCTACTCGTATGGGTATGGGAGTACAAGAAGCAGCATCTGCAATACTTGGTGCACCAGAAGGAAGATATAGTCCAGCTATGATAAAAAAAGCTAACTTTGCTAAGAACTTTGCTAAGCAAATGGGTGGCTTAGTAGAAGGTGATGTACTTGATGTTACACCAGAACAGTTACAGATGTTAAAACAAGGTGGTTATAACTTTGAAATTATTGACTAATGAAGATACGTATCACAGGAAAGAGTTTACCTAAAGCACAAACTGCTGGTCAGTATCCTAATAGAAATTCTGTTTCTATTAATGGTACAACCTATTTTGAAGGTGACCCTGGTTATGAACAAGCTAAACAAGAAGCTGCTCAAATGAAGCAGCAAAATTCTGCTTTTAGTAATCTTGTTAACTCTCGTATTAATCCAGGTATAAGCAATAGAGTAAATCAGTTTAAACAGTTTGTACCAAAGATTAAACCAGCTATTAACAACACTATAACTGATGTTAAAAACTTTATACCTAAGATTGGACCAGGTATTGAAAATGCTATAGGTGATGTGAAACAGTTTGCTTCAACTTTACCTAAGTTAAACTTTAAACCTTTTGGTCAAGCACCTGCTAATACTACTACTACTCAGCCAGTTCAAAGTAGTACTAATCAATCAACACCAATTACTACACCTTTTAATACTGGATCAACTTCTCCATGGGGAAGTATCTTAAAACGTAATGACCCATCTGTAGATTCTAATGGACTAGTTTGGGGAAGTAATCCTGGTATTGTTACTAAAGAAGATACAGAAGATTTAGGTTTTGGACAAACTGCTCCTGCTCCAAATAAGTTTGCCCAAGCAGCTAATTGGTACAATCAAAATATAGGTGCTCCTGTAGAACAGGCGTTTCAAGATTTAGATAGATATACAGCACTAGGTAACTTTGGTACTGAACTTGTTAATAGTTATAAAAGAAAACAAGACTTTGATAAAAGGTTAAGACGCCAAACATCTACAGATTCTTTATTCCCTGAAGTACCTAGTGAAATGTCAGGTAACCGTGGAGACTATGTAGTTAGTGGAAGTAGGTTTGGTGAGTTTAGACCTGACGAGTATGTTGTAAACAAAGGTATGTACACTGGTCAATTCTTACCTAGAATGGCACAGTATGGTGGAGGAGTTATTCCTGAAGCATTAGTTATGCCTGTAGATCCTATTGAACTGTCAGCACCAATACCTTATGCAACATCTGCTCCTGCAGAATCTAATGCTGCGAGTCCTGCTCCAGCACCAAGATCAAGTGGAGCTAATCCAGTTGCTGAACAAACTTGGGAAGAAGTTTCTAAAACTTTTCCTGGTGTTAAGCATCTAGGTATATGGGGAGATAAAAGACATCAGAAAACTAAGAGTGACCATAACACTGGAGATGCTTTAGATATTGGTATTACAGATCTTAATCAGGGTACAGAGATTGCTCAGAAACTTATTAAAGAAGCCCAAGATAAAAACATTAGTTATATTATATGGAATAAACAGATATGGAATCCTTCTATATCAAATTCTTGGAGACCGTATAATGGAGATAATCCTCATACTAGTCACGTACACGTAAGCTTTAATAGATCAGCTCAACCTCCTGCTGGAGAAATTGCTTTAACTCATAACAATCCTTTAAACATACACCATGGAGACTTTACTTCTAAGTATGGTGGTAAGCAAGGATCTAGAGATTCCGGTGGTTACGTTAGTATGTTCCCGGATTTTGAAACAGGAATAAGAGCAGCTAAGGATCTGTTGTTTGGTCCAAACTATTCTAATCTTACTATATCTCAAGCTAGAAATAAATGGGTTAGTGGTAGTCCAGATAAGACTAATGCATCTACACCAGATATTGTAAAAGCTATGGGTGCAGATAAAATGTTAGCAGACCTTAGTCCAGCAGAACGTGATAAGCTTATTAAGCAGTTTGCTAGATGGGAAGGTAAGCAAGCATATCAAAAACTAAGCGGTATGCAGCTGTATGCTGATGGTGGATCTGTGGCTTATAGAGAAGGTGATGTTTATGAATTAACAGAGGATGAAATTGAATCTATACTTTCTTCAGGTGGAGATGTAGAATTTTTATAAATTTGTAATATATTATAATATGAAAACGTATAAAGTAAGAATTAGAAAATCTCCAGAGTCTATGGCTTATGGTGGTCAATCAAATTATGGTTTAGACCTCGGTCAGAAGAATATATATTCTGATATGACAGATAACCCATATGAGTCAGTATCTAACACTCTACAACCTGTAGATAGATCCCAAGCTAATATTGAGGCAGAAAGAGGTGAAACTGCTTATGGAGATTTTAACAACGATGGTCATAATGAACATATGAAGATCGGTGGTAAAAGACATACTCAAGGTGGTACACCATTGAATGTTCCAGAAGGTACATTCATTTATTCTGATACTAAGAAGTTAAGAATTGGTGGTCCTGTTCTTGGTCAGTTTGGTAAATCACCAGATACTAAACAAAAGTATACACCAGCTCAGTTAGCTAAACAGTATGATGTTAATAAGTATCAAGCTATACTTGATGATCCATATACTGATAAGATGGCTAAGTCTACTGCTGCTCGTATGATTGATAACTATCAGAAAAAGCTTGGTGGTTTAGCTTTAGTACAAGAATCTATGAAAGGATTTCCTCAAGGTATTCCTGATGTAGCTATGTCTGTATTACCACAAGGTATGGGTGAGCAGTTAGCTGAGATGGGTGGCTACTATGGAACTGATGATTACACTTACATGCGTACAGGTGGTACAGGTGGTACTGATCCAGGTCCTAAAAAAGTTAGCAAGTCTGAAATTGCTAAGTATGAAAAAGAAGGATATAAAAAAGTAGAAGGTACTAATATATGGAGAAAGACAACATCTGGCAAAGATAGTAAAGACATTATAGTAACACCTGGTAAACCTGGTTCCACTACTGGTGGAGGACCTGGATCTATGACACCAGGTTATAATATTCCAACAGGTGGTCGTTCAAGTGGGGGTGGTCCATGTGCTAATCTTAAGTATACACTTGAAGATATGAATGCACGACCTGGATGTTATAATACATTTTTAAATAAACAAGGATTTAAAGATGCTACTGATGAAGAAAAGAAAAAAGGATTAGAAGAACTACTTCGTGGTAGAATGCCAAAGTTTACTCCTGGTACTGCTCCTACTGCCACACCTGGAACTCCTGAAACTAAAACTTGCCCAGATGGTCCTAATGGAGAAAAAGGATATTATGTTCCAGATCCTAATGATCCTACTAAATGTATTAAAC